TCGGGCCACTCGTCCCCGACGAACCCCTCGCATTCGATGCCGATGGTGTAGTTGTTGGGATTGGCGCCCGGCTGCAGCAGCGCCCACGACGGCCGCTGCACGATGCCCGCGTGGTAGCCGCCGTCCTCGTGTTCGAGGTGCTGGGCCACGCGCCCGTCGAACGCCACGGTGTACGTCCAGGACGCCCCGTAGTGGCCCTCAGCGGCCCACTGTACCGCCGTCTGCCAATGGCCCTGCATCCTGTGGATCACCACGGCTGCGGGCCGATTGGTGCCCTTGTAGTAGGTCGGCTGGCCGTCCGGCGACCAGTACGTCCACGGAAGCCAGAGCGCCCCCGGGTAGTGACTCACCTACCTATATCCATTCTCAGTGCCGATCCTCTCCTTCAGCATCTGCTCGTAGTGGTCGCGGAGCTCGTTCGCCGCGGCCAACTCACGCCGCAGTGTACGCATTTCCGCACGCATCTGCGCGATTTCCGAACTTGCGTCCGCGTTGATGAACGACTGCACGCGCTCCCAGATGCGCCGGCGCTGCTCGTCGGTCGGCTCCGTGGTCGGCGTCAGGCCGCGTGAGTGCATCGCCTGCACCTGCTTCGCCAGTTCGATCACGTCGCGATGGTCTAGCACGTGAAGCCCCGAGCGGTCCCAACCATGCGCAAAGGTAGGTCACACGTCATCTCCTGGTTTGTGGCGGCACACGTGCTGGAGCGTTTCGAGCAGGCGCGCCTGGAACTCTTGTCGCTCGTTGCGGTCGAGCCGAAGCTCGAGCGTCATGCTGTTCAGCGTGGTCGCGGTCGCCTTCGATTCGTCGCTCATGTAGTTGATGAGCGCCTTCGTCGCCTCGCGCTGATCCTGCCTCGCGCCGCGCACCCACCAAGTGAACAGCCCGAGCATGGAGACCAGCACGAAGCAGACGAACCCCACGATTCCCCACTCTTGGGGAATGTCGATGCCGTTCACCCCTTCGGCGGTCCCCGCCTGGAGGAAAACCACACCGCCCAGCCCGCAAAGCCTGCCAGTAGCGCCGCCTGAGCGATGACGGCGACCACATCGGGCCAACCCATGAGAAACACGACTGCACCCCTGTGCGATTTTCACACACCGTTGCACAGTCAACCGCCACCGTTCGGTGTACGTCCGTCGTACATCGATCACGGCCACCTCCATGCCCAGGCAAAGATGCACACGACAGCCGAGACGAAGCCCGCGACGAACCACCGCATAGGGCTATGGTCAGGGGCGCTAGGCGAGACGCCACCGGTTAATGGCCGCCAGAGCGCGTGAGGTCGCCTTCCTGCGGCGTGCGAGCAGGAAGGCGGTCGCCGTATCGTAGGCGCCCTGTGAGGTCGGCAGGCCCGCGTCGGCGGCCACCTGCTGCCACTCGCTCAGCCCGCCCGCCACGATGTCCGCGTGGAAGTCGCGGATGAGCGCCCATGTCGCGAGCGCGTCGAGCGCGGCCTCACGATGCTTCACCGGCTGCGGCTGGTGGCGTTCGGCGTACCGCTCCCGCAGGTTCCCGGCATCGTCGCGGATCTCCACCATGATCGTGCCATCGGCCTCGGTCACCGTCGTCGCTGTCAGTGGCATCGCATCAGCTCCATGTCACGAGATAGTCGTGAATGTTGATCTGGCCGCTTCCGGCGCCACCCGATCCGACACAGAACGACAGCGACCGGTCGGGGCGGTTGGTCGTCTTTGTGATGGTCGAGACGCCGTCGACGTACAGCGTGAGGCTGGCCGAAGTCCAGACGACCTTGAACACGTGCCAGTTGCCGTCACCCGTGCCGCCGCTCGACTGGCTCGTGGTCGAACCGTCCGACGTGCCGAGTTCCCATGCGGTCGTGTTTCGGAGCACCTGTATCGAATGATTCCCGGCGGTAAAGTTCGTGCTGTTGCTGAGCCCGATGCCGAGCGTGTTGTAGTCGATGTTGTCGGGGAACTGGAGCGTCATCGTCAGCTCGAGCTGCGAAACCGTCGCGTTCTTTGGCGCATGGTCAGTCGCCGTTCCACCGTTGCCCGCGTAGTAGAACTGGGATTCCGGGTTGCTTGCTGTGCTCGACGCGATAAGCGCGGTGTAGCTGCGCTTGTTGGTCGAATCCCAGTTGCTGAACGTGGACGAGCCGGCCGGAATGTTCCACCAGTGCCCCGCCGAAGAGAACGACTTCAGCGCGCCGAAGTTGATGTAGTACCGGTCCGCGGGCGACCCCTGCACCGTACCTGCGTCCGCCATCGTCGGCACGACCGTCTCCACGTACCGCACCGCGCGCCGGGTGATGGGGTCGTACGTGTACGCCGCCTGCGGCTGCACCTGCGGGTTGATGACCGTCGCGTTGTTTCGAATCCCGCGCACCATCTCAAAGCCCCTCCCCATACGGGTCCGCGAACGTGGTAGAACCCGAGGCGTTCAGCGCATAAAACCCGACCTTGGTTCCTGTCGTGAGCGACGAATCGGTCGTATCGACTTTCAGCACGCGGTCCACCCACACCCGAATACGGTTCGACTGAATCATTCCGCGCAGGTCGTGAGAAGAACCGACCGTGAAGCTCACCGTGGACAGCGCAGTCGTCACCCCGGCGACGACCTTGTCGAGCACCAGTTGGTTAGTGTCCTTCTTTAGGTACGCCCGGTAGGTGTTGGAGGAACTTTGGAACCGGAGCGTCAGCCCGACCTCGTCCGTGGCCGCGATGCTAGCCAAATCGACCTCGAACACTTGGTCCGTCGCGCCAGTGCCAAGGTCTAGGTTCGGGTACTGCGCGGTATTGCTGTTCGCCCGCGCCTTGTTCGATGTGATGTCGAAGTTGCCATCATCTGCCCACACGTCCCCCGAGAACGCCGTCCCGAGGTCGCCCGAGGCGTTCGCCCGCCCGAAGTCGTCGTAGACGAGTTTGTCTAGGCGCCTGAACATATAAGACGGCAGCAGTTCCACCTCGCACACCCACGTGCGGCCTGCCATCCCCGGCGGGACCTGGTGCTTGATGCGCTCGACGTAGTACCAGTCGTTCGAGTACGACGTGTTTGTGCTGGCCGTGTCCTTGTACTTGATGAGGTCGCCGATTTCGAGGCCGAGCATGCTGGCCCGCTCAGAGTCATTTCGCGCTGTGAACGAGAGCTTGAGGCGGTACGGCTCGTACCGCCACGTCCGCAGCAGGTGGATCGCGTAGTCGCGCGTCGGCTGGCTGTCGTCCGCGAACGGCAGGAACACCTGCACGCCGCGCTGGACTTTGTCGCCGCTGATGGACTTGGTGGCGCGGTAGGCCGGCCGGTCCGGGGCGATGTTGTGCGCGAGGCCGCGAATCTGGAAGTGGGTGACGTAGATGGTGTCGCTCGCGTGGTTGTTCACCAGTTCGAGCGAGAACCCGCCGCCCAATAGGGACGCCGTGACGCCGAGGCTGGACGTGCGGTCCGTGCCCGTGCCGTCGACGGCCGTGTTCGCCGTGTAGTCGGTGGTCGAGACGGGCGTGACGATGGACTCGACCGGGTTCGGAAACCCGAACGTCTCTTCGTAGCGGCCACCGGGCGCGAGGCTGATGCTGTCCGGCGTCGGGTTGTCGTACCGCCGCGTGAACGCGAAGATCACAACCTCGTCCACGTCTTCGCTCAGGATCTGCGCCTGCACCTCAGCCGACGTGATCACGTCGTTCTTGTCGATCAGCACCTCGACGGCGCGCGGGTAGATGCTGGTGCCATCGCCCCACGTGTCGTCCACCGTGGTGCCGTAGCGGGCCGTCCGCGGCTCACCCTGAATGACGCCCAGGCCATCCACGTACCACGAACCGCCGAGCTCCGATTGCAACACCTCGCCCATCGCTTCGAGCGCGTTCTGCGCGTGCACCCAATGCACCGGCAGGGACTGCGCCCCGGTGGGGAAGTTGTAGTCGCCACCTGTCAGGCCGACCGCCGTGGCAATGGCCGTGTAGGCTGCGTCAGTGGTCCGTGTGGCCACCGTCACATCGACGGGCTCGTAATCGGCCAGAACGCCCGCGAGGTCGGTGCATTCAAACGTACACGTGGGCACGCCACCGGCCTGAATGCCGGAGTACCGGTACGACATGATGTAGCCCGTGAACAGCGTGTACGTGACCGCGCTGTGCGTCGCCTGCACCTTGATGGGCACCAATGGTCGCATCTGGCCGTTACGGGCGCTGCTGCTGTTCTGGGGGGCGTACAGGCCGGTTGAGTCGCGCACCGTGATGGACACGCGCGCGGCTTGGTAGATGCCGTTGCGGTCCATGCCCCGGTCGATGAGGATTCCCTGCCCTGGGTTGTCGATCTGGTCCGTGATGTCGGTGTCGTACGACCCGTTGCGGTCCCAATCGACCGACACGCTCCACGTGATGTCGGCCATCAGTACATCGACCTGCTGAGATGCTTCTCGATGTCGTTCGCGAGCGCGCCCACGTCCTGCACGTAGCCCGTGGCGAACACCTGCACCGTCACACCCGTGCGCTGGTTCGACGTGCCGCCGACGTTGTAGAACGTGCCGCTACCGTTTACCGTCCCGGGGTCCGGCGAGCCGCCTACGCTGTTCCACGCGGCGTCTTTTGTGCGGCGGTCCATGGCGTTCCAGTCCGCGAAGGTGACTGCTGAGTCCGGCGCCTGGGATTTCCAGGACGCGTACTCTTCCTCGGGCGTGCGGAACCCGCCGTTGGCGCTCACGCCGCCCGCGCCGTTCCCGGCAGTGCTCGTGCCTGTGCCGCCGGTGGCCGCCGAGCCGACAGCGCCGGCTGCACGCGTCAGCTGTTCGAGTGCGGCCTGCGCCGTGATGACGCCGTTCGAAAGGTCGGTGAGGATACGGACGATTTCGAGCCGCATCTGCTCGCTGATGACCTTGACGTTCCCGAGAATCCCCATCAGGCCGGACTTCATCAATAGGTCAATGTTCTTGACCACATCGTCCGCGCCGATCTTCAGCAAGTCCGTCAGCTTCTTGATTTCCGTGCCCGCAACGACGGCTCCGGTGGCGAGGATGACGCGCCCACCGTCAAACACGGCTTTGATCTTCACGAACATGTCGTCGAGCGCCTTGATGGCCTCGGGCGTCTTTTCCGTGATGGCGCGTTGCAACGCCTGCATGAAATCGGTGGAGATGCGGGCGGCTTCGCCCTCGGGCAGCTTGTCTTTCAGCTGCTGGACGATGCCCTGGGCAGATGCGCCGATGGCCTGCATCGCCTTCGCGCCGCCCTTCTTCAGGCCCTCCTCGAGCTGTTCCATGAACCGCACGCCGATGCTGCCGATGCGGTCCTCTTCCTGCTGGTCTTTCTGCGCGCCCAGGAAGCCGGCGGTGAACGCGTCGATGGCGTTGGTGGCGCCTTCGCCCATCTTGGCGGCAATTTCCGTGAGCACCGCGTCGAGCGCGACGCCCGAGCCGGTAGCCAGTCCTTCCGCGATGGCTGCGGCCAGTCTGTCCCCAAGCTCCTGCGCATTCGGTAAGCCCGCCTCTTTGAGGTCGTCGATGATGCGCATCACCATGTCAGGCAGACCGCGCGCGGCGGCCGGGTTCGTAAGTGCTTCTTGAAACGTCAGTGCGAGCTTCGCGCCGGTTTCCCCGAAGGCGTCCTCTAGCTGCTGCTGTTGAAGGCTTTCCTTCCACGCAGCCGCGAACTCTTCGGCGGCAGTCTTCGCTACCTCCGCGACGCCGCCACCACCTCCTCCACCGCCCGAGCCAGAGCCGGACAGCGCCCCAGCCAGACCGGCCGTGAACGCGCGCCCGTTGACTGCGCCAGCGTTGCCGTAGTCGATAGGGCCTTGAATGTCGAGCGGGCCGATCGGGCCGTCGTACATCATGCGCGGGTCGCCGCCCCCGCCACCGTCCGTGGTGTTGAACTTGGGCAGCTGCACGTCGCCGATGAGGCCGACGCCGCCGAACCCGGGCAGCTTCGCGAGCGTGGAGTTGTACGCCCGCAGAATGAGGTTGAAGTAGGTGATCGCGTGATTCACAAGCGCTTCGAGCGCTTCCAGGCCGGCGTTGGCGAAATGGCGCCACGCGTTCGACCAGTCGCCGCGCATGACCGCCGCGAAGCCCCGGAACACCTCCTTGAGCCCGTCCATGATCGAACCGATGGACTCGCCCATGGCGCCGAACTTGTCCAGCGCCCCCCGCGCCTCGTCCCAATTGCGGATGAGGTAGACGGTCGCCGTAGTTAGCGCCAGCGCGGCCGGGATGATGAGGTTCAATCCGCCGGTCGCGATGGTCGTGGCAACTGCCAATGCGGCCATCGCCGTAGCCACGAGGCCGAGCGCGATCGCGAACGAGCGCACGAGTTCGTCTTTCTCGAACTGATCCATCAGCTTCGACAGCGGCCCGCGAAGGTCGTCCACGATTGCTGCCGCGCCTTCAAACGCCGGGCGCCACGAGTTCTTCAGTTCATCCACGGCCTTGGGCAGTTTATCCGCCAGCCACAGCGCCACGTCCGCCAATATCGGCAGAAGCGCCGTCCCGAGTTCGATCTGTATCGTTTCGATGGCACCCTGAAGCTGCTCCCAGGCGCCAGCTGCCCCGGCCGTGTTCGCAGCTGCAGCACGCGCTGCCGCGCCGGAGTCGTTGACAGCGGCGGTGTAGTCCTGCACCACGCCCTTGCCGGATTCCATGAGCAGTGTGGCGGCGCGCGTGGCGTCTGAGCCGAAGATGGTGGCGAGTGCGGCGTCGCGCTGCTGCTGCGTCAGCCCGCCCAGCTTCTCCTGCAGGATGCCCGCGAACTCGCTGATGCCGACGAAGGCGCCCGAAGAGTCGTAGGCAGCGATGCCCAATTCCGCCATGGCCGCGGCGGACTCCTTCGAAGGCGCGGCCAACTTCTGCAACATCGTCTTGAGGGACGTGCCCGCGTCAGAGCCGATGAGCGCGTTGTCCGCGAACAGCGACAGCACGCCGACTGTTTCCTCGAGCGACAAGCCCGCGTTGTTGGCCATGAGGCCCGCTTGCTGCATCGCTTGCCCGAGTTGGCCCACGTCCGCAGCAGACTTGTTCGCGCCGGCGGCGAGCACGTCGGCCACGTGCTCCACATCCGAGCCTGCGAGGCCGAAGATGTTCATCGCCTGGGCCGCGACGGTGGCAGCGTCCGCGAGGTCGATCTGGCCGGCCGCTGCGAGGCTCAGCGAGCCCGACAGCGCACCGCCGAGGATGTCGGCCACGGACACGCCAGCCCTCGCCAGTTCGGACTCGGCGGATGCAACCTCGGACGCTGAGAACTTGGTGCTCTTCCCGAGGTCGAGCGCGGCCTGCTTCAGCTTGTCCATCTGGGACGCCGAAGCGCCGGAGACCGCCCCGAGACGGTTCATCGCGGATTCGAAGTTGGCCGCGACCTTGATGGTGTCTACGATGCCGCCGGCGACCTTGGCGATACCCTGCGTCGCCAGTTGCCCCATCGCCGTGCCGAGCGCGACGGTGGAGGCTTTAAGTTGCGGCGTCAGTTCGTCTTTGCCGACGATCTTGACGCTGACGACGTTACCCGCCATTGTTCGCCCCTATCTCGGCAATGGAAACCAGCGAGAGCATGCGCAGCAGCGACACGTCCTCATTCAGCAGTTGGGACGGCAGGCAGCTGTAACGCTGGCACAGGCCGTCGATGGCTCGCGCCTGTTCGAGCTCTATGGGTGGACCGGTTGGCACGCCATGCTCGTTACAACCGGTCCACGCCCATAGCTCTAGGCGGCTCCTAAAGGGGCGGGGATGCCGGTGGCCGCCTCCGCCCACTTCCTGAACAGTTCGACGGTGAAGTCCATCGGCATTTCCAACAGGCCGTCCGCGTTTGCCGGCAGCTTGTCGCCGTCTTCGGTTTCGAAGTTCCAGCTGATGAGCAGCTTGTCCCCGAACATGCGCACGGTTTCCTCGGACGATTGCGCGTCCGAGCCGTCCATCGACTGGAACTGAAACAGCAGCTTCATCGGTGCTGACAGCCGCAACCGCACTTCCGCGCCTTCGTAGGGGGTTCCCTCGAAGGTGACGACGCCCTCTCTCTGCGGTACGCGCATCAGGCTAGCTCCACGTCGGTGCAGTGCCGTTCGCGAGCGAACCGGGCACGGCGAAAGTGAGCGAACCGTCAGCCGCTCGGGTGAGCGGGTAGTCCGTCAGCATCAGTTCCATCGTCATGGTCTGGCCGGAGTGCACGATCACGGCGGTGCGCGAAACGCTGGTCGTCGGAACCGTCTTGAACACGTCGTGAGCCTGGTTGGTCGCGTCGTTGAACACGCCGTTGAACGTCGCGGTGCCGTCCGCAAGCAGCAGCAGCCGCTCGACGCCGGAACTGTTCAGGCCGGTCACGTCCTGAAGGCCGCGCGGAGTGGTGAACGCGAGGTTTGTGATGTCGTTCGTGATCGCGCGCCCGGTTCCACCGGAATCGTCGATCGTGCACGTCATGCCGATCCCGTTTTCCTTAGCCAAGTCCAACCCCTTAGAGGTGTTGGACTCAGCGTCCGGGGGGATCAGCGAGAGACTCGGTTACAGCCCCCGAGTCTTGATGTGCACCTGCGCGTCGAGCCCTTCGGCCACGCGGTACTTCCACTCGTCGTTCGTGACGGTGCGCACGCCCTGCGTGGTGCCTACGCGGTGCAGCAGTTGGTACCGCTCATCCGGCACGCGGTGCTGCTTGGCACGCGCGGGACACGGGCAGTTCGGATGCCAGCAGCGCTTGAAGTCGCCGCAGCGCACGCCCGCCGGGTGAACGAACGGCGCCATCACGCCGTTCTTGTCGGGATCCTCGCCCTCGTGACCGAACATGAACCACGTACAGGAAACCTCTTCGCACGTCGCCTGCCGCATCGGCACGCTGAGCCGCGCAGCCTGCATCCCAGGGGCGACCGGCGTGCGCCAGTTCGCCCACTGGAGATACGGCCCGTTCCACGTCGCCGCCGGCTGCCCGAAGCGTCGTACCGTCGTCTTTGCCGGAAGGTAGATGCGGGTCATCAGGCTAGGCTCTTGTCGTCGACCGTGGTGCCGCGCCGGAACGCCATCGCAAAGATCGCGTTCGAAAACGTGCCGGTCGTCTGCGCCCTAATGCCCTTGTTGACCGTGCCCGTGACCTCTTTGCGCTCACCGAACGCCGTGGTGCCGCCGGTGCCCGCGAACGTGAGCAGCGTGGCCCATGTGCCGTCTGTGCCGTTTGTGGTGTCCGAACTGTGCTGGATGATGAACGTGGGGGTGCCGGACGAGCGCGAGAAATACTGCAAGTACCCGACGCCGCCCGCCGTCGTGCCCGCCGTGTCGACGTAGCCCGTGGACGTGGTGGCTGAGGCGTGCGTGACCTTGCCCGCCGTGACCTGCTTACACCAGTCAAGCGGCGAACCCGCCGAGGCGAGCGCCTGAATGGTCGCCATGAGCGACGCGTCGTTCCCGCGCGTGGGGTCGTAGTTGACCTGTTTGGCGCTCAGGCACGCGGCCGGGTTTCCGAGCGTGGTACCGCGGCAGTACGTCACCACGATGTCCGTGGTGGGCAGGCTGGAGAACTGGTAGAACGTGGAGCCAGCAGCAGCCGCACGGCTGGCCGCAGCGCCGTCGTTCCAGAACGCGTTCCACGAGATCTCGCCGTCACCGAGGGCGCCGATGCGCTCGACGGCCGAGGCGTTGATGGCGGTCACGTCGAGCACGGCCTTTCGGCCGGCGATCGTGTTCACCGCGCCCACGTCGCCGCTCGCGTCGATGCCGTGGACGAAGAGGTTATCCCCCAGCCCGTTGCTTTTCGCCATCGTCCTTGACCTCCACGATGTAGCCCTGCTCGATCAGCCATGCGGCCGGATCGCCGTCGTACACGTCACCCTCGAACCACGTCCGCTCCCCGTTCTGGAGAATCGGGATCTTCCTTGGGTGCTTGTGCGGGTTCGCCACCTTCCAACTCACGCGACGATCTCCTCCTCTTCCGGACACCACACTTGAAGTGTGAATTGCATGGAGCGATACGGAGCCCCGCCGAATTCCTGAGGGCCAATCTGCGCGTCACTGATGCGCATGCCTTCCACTAGCCCGTCGAGCTTGCTGTTGAGTCGCAAGGCCGCCTGAACCTCCCTGCATCCCCGAGTTACTGCCCTTTCGACTTTGCCTCTGGTTTCGAGGTCAAGCCCGTAGTGCCACATGAACGCCACCTCGAAATCGAGCCAGACCATCACGTTTCCCAGCGTTTCCTCTTTGTCAGATTCGCCGGTGAACCAGAACGCCGCGAAGGGGCCAGGGCCCGGCACTAGGCCATTCGGTTGGCCCACCCACACCTGCACGGGAGCAGTCGTCCCGTATCCGTTCGTGATGGTTCGCGAAATGACCTCGTAGAGCGCGTCAACGTCAACCATTGAGCACGTCCGCTACGGCGTCGGCGAACCAAGCCTGCTGATCGATCGCCTTGATGGCCGAACCTGTGCGCTGCCAGCGGACCGTGCCGCTGCGCAGCTTCACGCCGCCGCGCATGCCCTTTTCCAGCCACCACGACAGAAGCGGCCCGCCGGCAGCTTCGGCCGTCGCGTTCTGCGGGTACGGGCGCCCCCACCAGCGCGAGCGCACGATCGTGAACAGCTTGTCCTCGGACGGAAACTTCCCGAGTGTCGAGACGTAGCGGCCTTTGTCGGACCACGCGCTCACGGCGAGGTCGAGCGCGATGTCGCCCATGTCCTCGATTCGCTTGTGGAGCGTGCGAAACACCAGCTGCGAGTCGCCGCCGAGCAGGAACACCGGCCCGGACATATCGATGCTGATGGTGGTTGAGCCGCGCTTGGTGACGCTTGATACGCCGGTCATGCCACTAACGCCTTCAGCCGGAACGGCTCCAGCGAGTCGCGAATCATCGGGTAAAGCGTCCGGCCGGCGCCGATGTTGTACTCCGTCTGAAGCACCGAGCCTTGCATTCCTCCCTGCGCCTCCCACGCCCAGCGGATCGCCTGCATGACCGCCGCCTGCTCGATGGGCCTCGGGTAGCGACGGCGACTAACGGCCGTCGAACTGGCGTGCTGTGCGGCCGTAGTGCCGTTGTAGGCTCGCTCAATCGTCAACGTGGTTTGCGTCGGCGCGGCCGTCACCGACACTTGTTCAGACTCGATGAGAAGCGTTTCACCGGGCTGGATGCCGTGATTCGAGGTAAGCGTCAGGGTGGTCGCCCCGGACGTGAGCGGGTTGTCCTGCACGGTGTAGCCGGTCACCGTTTCCCACTCGGCCGAGTACCCCCACGAGCCCGCAATCTGAATGCTCCGCGCGACGGTCGGCCAGACACTGATAGCCGTGCGCCACGGCAGCAGGTCGATGCCGCGATACGGCATGTACGACGGTTGCGACGTAGGCCACAGCCCAAAATCGGTGTTCGCCACAAGCGCCTGCTCGTAGACGCCGTCGGCGTTGAGGTCGCATGACAGCGTCGTCACACTGATGAGATCGTCCGTCCAGATGCGCGAATCGCGCGTGCCGTCGAATGTGCGTGTGGCCGTGCGGGCGTAGAAATGGCGCCCGCAGTAGGCGTCGATGGCCCGGGACACGGACGCCAACAGCATCAGCCAGTGCGTATCGTCGGCGTTCCCGGTGATGCCTCCAGCCTGCAATTTGAACTGGTCGAGCCGCCCGTAGAGGTTCATCGCCTCCGATGGTGCGGCTCGCCAGTCGAGAGATTAGGCGGGCACCGCTGCCGGCTCCAGCTGGTACACGGCCGGCCGGACTTGCCGGAATCCTGCTCCGGCCAGCACGCCCTCCCAGTCCGGGTGGTCGTGGTGCATCGGCGTCGTCTGGTCGTGGAACCCGGATTCGCTGATGAGCGTGCCGCCGGGCTTGAGCCATTCCGCCATCGCCTCCACCAACCCTTCAGCGACCGGTGGAGGCATGTGCTCAAACACATGCCAGCAGGTGATTCCGCCAAACGGCATGCCCGGCCAATTGGTAACGTCAGCGCCGGCGACCACCGTGACATCGAGCCCGTACTTCTGCGCCCGCCACGCGGCAAACTCCCGCGTGACCTTGTTCGGCTCGTACGCGGTCACGCTCGCGCCGGCCTTCGCGGCCAGCAGCGCCATGGTGCCGATGCCGCAGCCGTAATCGAGCCACGTCTCGCCCGCCGTGATGCCCGCGAGGCTCACCGGGCAGCCGCCCGCGAGGTGCCAGTTCGCGAGGTCGAGCACGTAGAGCAGGCCTACGTCCTCGCGCTCGTAGAACTCGAGTTCCGTCTGGTCGTCCGGCTTCGTCTGCCACAACTCGAACAGCCGCGCGGTAGCGGTCGCCATGAGCCGCCGGATGTCGCCCTCGGACTCGTCCGCCCACTCCGCGATGTCGCCCACGAGCGAATCGATGAGCGGTTGCCCCGTCTTGCGGTCACGGCCCCGGGTAGCGACGAGGTCCGTGCCGCTTGACGGGAGACCCGAATCCTTCCGGCCGATGTCGGCCACCGTGTACGGGTACAGGCCCATGTGCTGGAGCACGATCGACTGGTCGAACCATACTCGGAACCCGAGCTGTCGCGCGCGCTCGTTGAACGCCCAGTCCTCGCTCAGGTAGTGGTAGGAGTCCGGCGCGTCCTCGATGATGAACGGCGAAAAGAACGGCCAGAACGGCCTATCCGCGCCCTTCGTGACCTTGACGATGCGATGCACGCCGAACGCGTCGCGGAACTCGCCTTCGAGCATCTTTTCGAACACGTCGCGGTGCACAGCCATGAACCCGGTCGCGAGGTATTCGAGTTCGATGGGGCGGCGCTCCGGCGTCTGCCGGATGTCGATCGCCGAACCCGAGAACAGCCGCGAACTGATGTGCGGGTCACTGTGCGAACGGGTGACGTAGACGCCGCCGTAAATGCTCCGCGTCTCCCGGCAACCCTCGACGATCTTCCAGAAGTCCTCGGCCTGCCACACCACGTCATCGTCAACGATGACCATCACGTCGCAGTCTTTCAGGTGCTCGTCGGTGAGAAACTTGGTCGCCATGAGTGAGCGGCTGCGCGAAATCAGCGCGTCGTTCCACAGTGGCTCCCATACCACCTGCTCGTCGGTCGGGTTGCTCGCGATTGATGCGTAGACGGCGGTGGCCGTCCTCACGTCCATTTGGCGCCAGATACTCGGCGCCACGTACACGCCTGGCACTATGCGGTTCTCCCTCTCCCCCCGCGCGGCCGGCCGATGATGCGCACTGATTCCCGCGCGGTGTCTGGCACGTAGGCTATCACGTGCCCCGCATCCATGAGGGATTGCGCCACATCCGCGTTCAGTTCGTAAACCTGATGCGGGAAGAGCGCCTTCCGGCGCCCTTCCACGATTGCGTCACACTGCCGGAGAACCCGGACGTGCATCAGAACAGAATGTGACTGATGCTCGCGAGGCTGATGTTGGCCTCGGGAGTGAGCACGGCACGCACCACCAGCGGACCGCCCGCGTACGGCACATACGACATCTCGAACGTGCTCGACGCGTTCGTCTTGTTGGTGATCTGCGCGTTCGAATACGTGGTGTAGTTCACGTTCGACCAGTTGCCGTTCGTCGGGTCGGACGGAAGGTCGTTCGACTGGAGTCGCGCCGCCACCGCAGCCGAGCCGGTCATCGCGCCCGTGTGCAGAATGAAGTACGCGCCGCGGTATCCGGTGAGGTCGATGGTGCTGCCGTTCACGTCGGCGTTTGAAGAGCCGCCGTTGCGCGAGGCGGGAACGACCGACGTGCCTGGGGTGAGGCCAGTCGGGGAGTGGAGCGGGGACATTCGGCCCATGTTTTCCCTCCTGGGAATGGTGGGAGCGGGTGTTACCCCGCTCCCAGATTCGCGTTAGCTCGAAGCGGCCTTGAGGATGCGGAACGCGTCGGCGATGGCGAACAGCGAGTCATACCGCTGTCGCGCCTTGAACGCGACCTGGTCCGTGGCGAAGTAGACAGAATCGTCGCGCGCGACGGTCATGCCCATGCGGTCCACGAAGTAATACTGCGAGAAGTCGCCGATGGCGCCGACTTCCTCGTTGGCGGCGATGGTGGCGGCGTCGTCCCAGCCGGTGCCGTCGTAGAAGAACACCGGTCGGCCCAGGAGCGTGAGGCCCGGCGCGCCGTTCATCATCTCGATGAAGTGGATGCCGGCCGCAGCCGAACCGATCTGCACGATGCGGCTCATGAGGCTGGAGGTCATGAACCACTGCGCGTTCTGGCGCCACTGCGACGGCAGTTCGAAGTAGGCGGCGATGACCTCGACGGCAGTGGGCGCGGCGAGCGTCCACGTGTCCGTCACGTCCGAAATCGCACCCTGCACGGCGGCCGTGGTGCGCAGTCCAAGCGGCTCGGTCGTGCCGTCGCCCTCGATGGACTGCTGATCCTCGTACCGCCCCTTGGACTCCGCGTAGAGCGTTCCGAGCAGCGCCGGGATGTTCACCGCAGAATCGGCCAGGAGTTCCATGCTGAGCCGGTTGTTCGCGCCGCTCTTGCGAATGGTGAACGGCACCTGGTTGAATGCCGGGTCCGAGTCGGATGGGTTGGCTTCCTCGGCGATGCCCGCCCAGGTCACGCTCGTCGCGGTCGGGAACGTGCCGCCGTCGCGCGTGGTGTTGAACACCGTGGCGCGAGCGCGGACGTTCGAACCCCGGGCGCCGGGATTGCGGATCACGTCAAACCGCTGGTCAGTCGGGACCAGGTACCCGCCTTCGCTGTCCGTGTCCTCCTGAAGGGCGTTCAGGAACGGGAGCAGTTCGGGGCGCTTCTGCGCCATGGCCGCCCGGCCGTTGCGGAAGTAGTACGCGAACGCCTCTTCCTGCTTGTCCTTCTGCGCCCGAAGTTCGGGCGAAAGGCGAGCCAGGATCGACGGGTGCTGCGCCGCAACCGGGTACTTCTTGATCCATCCCTCAGTCTTGTCGGTCGCGAACGGCACGATGACGCCCGGCGCGATTTCGACGTGGCCGCTGGGATTCTGGTTGGCCTTGTCGGCCGACACGCCGGGAATCTGGTTCATCGCGTCGGCGATGTTCCGCACCTTCTCGGACGGCGCGATGTCGGGCGTGGTGAGCGTCTTCTCCTGCGCCTCGATTTCGGCCAGACGGTCGTACGCCGCCTTGGCCTTCTCGTACGCGCCCCACGCGCGCTGATAGGACTCCTGATCGGAGCCGTTCTCCGCGAGCGCCTTCGCGCTCCGAAGGGCCTCGGCGGCCTCGTTGCGCAGTTCGGT